GTACTAATTTCATATTCTATAAAATCTAAACTATTTGACATTAGATCAATATAACCAAAGTTAGTTTCATTAACTCGACTTGGATGACGAAGTTTAAATCCCATATACATAGCAGAGAAATCAACTTGATACATGTGTCTATGATTACTCTTATAATTAAAAAGAAGTTTTGTTACATAATTTTTATTATCTTTTCTAATTATTAAATCGAATTTGTCTACTATCTTAATTTCTTTGTTGATAATTGCTATATACTCTTCGGATATAGCTAGAGGAATCATATCTACGTCTGAATAAGTTTCGTGAAATGTAAGTAGTATGCTTGCTGCCTTTGTGGTCAAGCTAGCCATATTTCCATACATGCTCTCGTGTTGTTCGGTAGCTATATCGTAATGATCTACATTCTTTGGGAACCATAATTTTTCCCACCTATTTAACAGCGAGGCATAAGACGGACTAATGCCTGCTTGTTTTTTGAACCAAAAGAAATAAATAATATTCTTAATAGTTGATTCAAATTTAGCAGTATAAATATCTCTTGAATATACTTTTTCAGGAAGTTTATCACGATATCTAAAATCGTATAATCTTTCACAAGTTTGAAAATCTTTAATAGCTTCTACATTTAATTCTAGCATTAGTCAAAACCTTCTCCACTTAATAGTTCTTGAAGATCTGTTGATTCTGAGTATGATTGATCACTGATTACTTCATAATCTTCATAGATTTTTTTTGCATCATTATATCTTACTAGGGGCGGATCATACATGAATGCGGAACCAGTAATTCTATTCTTTGGTATCTGAAGCTGCATTATATTGTCATCTTCAGTCTCATCATTTGAGGCTAAACGTTTTTCTGTTATAAAGATTGTAACTGCGCACTTTTGTTGAATAGCTAAAGATCCACCAGTGTCAGATTGTTGAACAACTTCTCTTTTTTCTTTCATTCTGTTTGAGTTTTCTTGAGCAGTGATTATCATGGCGCAGTTCATATCTCTAGCAAGCTTTTCCAACCTAACCATCATTTCTTCAAACTCTCCCCATCTTGGCTTACCCTTGCCACTGCTACGAGTAAACATAGATTGGATAGTGTCGATAATAACTACATCTGGCATATCTCCAGTGTGGCCTATCAAATCTCTTAACCAAAATTCAAGATCTTCAAAATATGGAGTTTCAGGATCATGGCGGACCATCAATCTATCTCCCCACTCTTCAAGTTTTGATTTAAATTTAGCCAAATAAAACTGTTTCTTTTCTTCGCTCCATTTATGGGCTTCTGAATAAACATTTTCACCAATGATTTGAGTCATAAGAATTCTCTCCCAGTGACCCAAGGCTTCTTCAAAGTTTACGTATAAAACTCTATAGCCAGTATCTAGCCAATTATTAGCTAGGCACTTAGCGAAGGTACTCTTACCCTTGCCTGAGGGTGCGATAATTGCGTGTACAGCGCCCTTAAAGAATCCACCCTCATCTGTGTACCCCATAGCCCTATTAAGGGCTTTAAATTGAGTCGGCACAAAATCAGGTATGTCCAGCAAACGATCAGCTCTATTTAGAATGTCATTAGCTGTAGTCAATTTACTAAAAGGGTCATACTTAATTTGATTTTCAAGATCCTTAATTAAGGATGTCAAATCATTAATGCGATTAATATCTTCTTGTGATTTCAAACCTTTTTTGTTAATAAGTATTTGAAGTTCTTGAAGATTAAGAATTTGTTTACGCTTATTTGCTTTGTGCTTAATTAATTCAACGACTGATTCTTTTGTAGAAGAATCAAGACTAAGAATATAATCTATCATTATACCTACGCCGGAAGAACCACCAAGTGCGTCATAGATATCTGTCTCGCTAGACAGCCATGACTTAAAGGCTATTGGATCAACTATGTCTAAATTAGTTGCTCGATAAAAACCAAGAAGCGCACCATAGAATTCGTGGATTCCTTTTTCGCCATGAATCATACCAACTATATCTTGTGGAAGATTTTCGTCAAAATAGGATATCGCACCCTGCTCTTTTAAGCAAAGTGCGAATGCCTGGTATTCTAGTGGGGTTTCTTGTGATTCTTCTATTTCTTCAAGTGCCATCAATTTTTAGAGCCTTTTAGTTTGCGGTAAAGATTCTTTTTATACTCTGAATTTTTCTTTTTCATTTCCTGATAATAATTAGAAGTTGTAATACTTTGCTTATTATTATCTTTCTTGCTATCTGGACTACTCCTAATAGCTTCCAGCATCCTATTATACACGCTGACTTCAGTTAGAGAGTCGTTATAGCGAAAAACAATTAACGCAATTCCATTATCCTTGCACCATTGTGCTTTGATTATATCTCTTTTTTGTGCTTCTTCAAATTCATATTTTGATTCAAAAAATCTAGATGTGTAAAAGAAATGTTGACGGCCATGATATTCTGCAGCTATTCCATACGAGGGGCAATAAACATCTAATCGAAGTTTTTCGCCAATATGAAATTCATTAACCACGTCTTCTCCAGGCAAAAGCTTTTTCATTATCATTGTCAAAGCGGTTTGACCACGTGACATTTTCTTTTTAGAATCTTTTAACCAATTTAATCCAAGATAATTAATCTTTTTATTTATCTCAGATATTGGAACGTCAAGTTCTTTTGCTATTTGATTTATTGAATAATTAGTATCAAATAAAAGATCTACTAAAAATTCAATATCATCATCTTGTATTTTTTTATAATTATCTTTCATTGGTACTGTTATGAAATGCAGCCTTGCTCAATGACAAAGTTTTACCAGTATCAATTATGGATATGTTTAGATTATCCCACATCTTATTCATCAATGCTAAACCAAAGACACCACAATCTAGAAGGCAGTAGTCTACTTCGTTTTCCATTTCCGCCAATTGTGCATAAACACTATCTAACTTTTCGTGATAATTATTATATGGAACATTTATAATATGCGTATCAAATCCAAAGTGGCGTTGAGCCAACTTCTTATCATGGAGTGTAACGATAACTTTTGGAGTATTTCTAATATAGAAATCAATCACTGATTGATAAGCGTCTTTGTTATTTAGATAAAAGTATTCAAATACGTTTGAATAGTAATACTCAAAGTTTTTGTTTAATCCAATTTTAAAATGTCTTCCATTTTCAATATCAGAAACTAGGGTGTGTGAAATTGCTTTCATAATTCTCTTGTCATTATTTTTTAATGAGGAGATAATATTCTTAGCAAAGTTAGCTGGAAAAGGATTCTCGCTATTTTTGCTTAAGGCAACTATGGAAGACTTAGGAACATTAATGTAACTAAACTTTTCTTTTTTACCCATTGCCGAAGTAAGATTTCTAAGTGAATCTGTTGGATTAAGAAATGTCATTTTATCTCCTATTAAATTCCGAATGAACCCCAGTTAATCAAAACTGGTTTTTCATCTATGATTGAATTGATATGGTCTAATTGATGGAAAGCTCCACCGTCTAATTGTGAATATCTCTGATGCTTAGAAATTTTATCTTCATCTCTGATATAGCCAAGATGTTGCATTACGAGTTTAGAATCAACCCAATAATTTTTTCTAGCAATCATATCACCTACATAAGTAGGTTCAGATCCACACGCCAGCTGCCTATTATTGAACCCACCATTTTCTAAGTATCTAAATATTCTAGTACTATTATTTGGTGTCCATAGTTTATCAACTCTATACTGAGTTTCATTCCACATATGATAGAAGCGGACATTTACTACATCAAAAGGCGATGTATTTAAAACATCTCTAATTGGCGCATCATCTAAATGATAAAGCTTTTCATCGCAGTCAATAGCTACGACCCAATCTCCAACACTAGCAAATTTCTCTAGATTACCCCAGGCGAAGGCTCTTAATTTTCCTTCGTGAACATTAAAAAGTTGTTCAGGTGTTTGAAAAACTTCAGCGTACTTTGCTGCTATTTCAGGAGTATTATCAGTTGAACAATCATCTGTAAATATTATTTTATCAACTTGAGTTGACAGTCTTTGCAAAACATCTTCCAAAAATCTAGAAGACTCATTTCTACCAATCAGT